TTATAAATTAGGAACTCCATTAGATAAGATAGGCTATTTTGCATTCACAACTAAAGCAGCCAATGAAGCTATAAATAGAATGTTGGACTATCACAGTCTCTTAGAAAAAAAAGATTTAAAACATTTCAGAACTCTCCATTCTCTAGCTTTTTGGAAATTAGGAATGAAAAAAAGTGAAGTTATGCAGGACGAACATTATGAAGATATAGGCAGAAGTGTAGGGATAGAAGTAACAGTATATTCTGATGGGAAAGAATCGACAGGGTTTGTAGACTCTAATAGTGAATACTTTAATCTTATAAATGCCGCTAGAATAAAAGAAATCTCTATTGAAGAAGAATATAATACGGACATGTATTCTCCAGATCTAGACAAAAGATTACTAAATATTCTTTCTGAGGAATTAAATAATTATAAAGAATCTTTTAAGCTAAAAGATTTTACAGATATGATCGAAAGATTTAATGTGGCGGAATTGTGTCCAAAATATGACGTAGTATTTATTGACGAAGCACAAGATTTATCGCCAATTCAATGGAAAATGGTAGATATTATAAGGAAAAATTCTAAATATGTTATACTAGCTGGTGACGACGATCAAGCTATTTATGGCTGGGCAGGCGCAGATGTATTAAAATTTATAGCAACCGAGTCTAAAAAAAATATTATTTTACCACAATCTTACAGGGTTCCTAGAGCAGTACAAAGTATTGCAGATAAAATTTTAGATAGAATTCCAGATGATCGTAGAGTTAAAAAGAATTGGAAACCCAGAGATGAGGAAGGGTTTGTAGACCACATCACAGCCATAGAAGACGCTCCTTTATATGAGGGGGACTGGTTAATTCTGGCTAGAACTAACGACAGACTAAATAAAATTAAATCAATTTTGAAAGATATGGGAATTTATTTTCAATTAAAGGGAAGAAAAAGTTTTAAGGCTACTTTGTTTAGAAGTATTCTAAACTATATCAGATGGCAAAAAGGAGAGCTGCTATCTTTGTCTGAAGTAAAAGATGTACTGGAATACAGTCCATTACTTGTACTGGATAACCCGACAGAAGAAAAAATGTACGACTTAAAAGAGTTTCAATTTGATCCACGTGCGCCTTGGTATGATGTATTTACAGCAGACCCAGAAGAATGTTTATACGTCAGAGAAATGTTAAGAAATGGAGAAAAATTATCTAAAGATGCAAGAGTAAAACTATCAACAATACATTCTGCAAAAGGTGGAGAAGCCACAAATATTTTACTTATTTTAGATAATACTAAAACCATTAGAGAAGCAGTCGAAAAAAATTTTGAAAAAGCTGATGAAGAAAATAGAGTATGGTATGTTGGTGTTACACGTACTAAACAAAACTTATATATAATGACAGCTAAAAAGGAGGATAAAGGATATGACATCGAAAGTTTGGGATAAACAGATCGGAGGATCACATTATCAGAAATTTAAAATTCAACCGAGTAAATTTGTGGTGGAGAATGAGTTGCTTTATCCAGAAGGATGCGCTATAAAATACCTATGCCGTCACCGGCTGAAAGGAAAGAGACAAGATTTGGAAAAAGCAAAACATTTTATAGACATGATTATTGAGAGGGATTATTCAGAGAAAGAAGATAGACTAAAAGATAAAAATAATTCATGGGGAATATTAAAATGAGAGAACCAACCCACATTCCTCACTACATGTTATTAATAACTTTAGTTTGTCTAATCTGTTATTTATTATGAAGATACCAAAGTTTGAAGTACAGACCGAATGGGTTAAACCTACAGAATTTCCTGACTTAAGGAAAGTAGATGAAATTGCAATTGATTTAGAGACAAAAGATCCTGATTTAATTAAAAAAGGTTCGGGTTCTATAATAGGTAATGGAAAAATTATAGGGATAGCTGTAGCTACAAAACATTATAAAGGATACTTTCCAATTGCTCACGAGGGTGGTGGTAATATGGATAAATCAAGGGTTTTAGACTGGTTAAAAGATATATTGGAATCCCCATCAACAAAAATTTTTCACAATGCAATGTACGACGTCTGCTGGTTAAGGGCTATGGGCTTTAAGATTAATGGCGATATAGTATGTACAATGATTGCTGCAGCAGTGACTGACGAGAATAGATTTCGTTATGATCTTAATAGTTTATCTTGGCATTATCTAGGTTATGGTAAGAACGAAGCTGCATTAGCAGAAGCTGCAGAAGAATGGGGCATAGACCCTAAATCTGAAATGTATAAACTACCATCTATGCATGTAGGTGCCTATGCCGAACGAGATGCTGAAGTTACATTTGGTCTATGGCAAGAACTAAAAAAAGAAATTATTAATCAGGACCTGGAAGATATATTTGACCTCGAAACAGAACTGTTTCCTTGCCTGGTTGACATGAGATTTAAAGGTGTTCGGGTAGATGTAGACAAAGCTCATGTAATGAAGACAGAATTTAAAAAAGCTGAACAAGATTTATTACATAAGATAAAAGGAGAAACTAATATTGATACACAGATATGGGCAGCAAGAAGTATTGCGAATGTGTTTGATGTATTAAGATTAGAGTATCCTCGTACAGAAAAAACTGAAGCACCATCTTTCACAAAAAACTTTTTACAAGAACATAAACATCCTGTTGTTAATATGATTGCTAAAGCAAGAGAGATTAATAAAGCACACACAACTTTTATAGATTCTATTTTACGTTACGAACATAAAGGAAGAATTCATGCTGAGATAAATCAGCTTAGATCACAAACCGGGGGCACGGTAACTGGTAGGTTTTCCTACCAGAATCCGAATCTACAACAAATTCCTGCAAGGAATAAAGATCTTGGTCCTAAAATCAGATCATTATTTATTCCTGAGGAAGGATGCAAGTGGGGTTGTTTTGATTACTCACAACAAGAGCCACGTCTTGTTGTACATTATGCGGCACTTTATAAACTACCTTCTGTGTACGACGTTATTGATGCATATGAAAGTAATCCTAAATCAGATTTTCACCAGACTGTAGCAGACATGGCAGAGATACCTAGATCACAAGCGAAAACAATTAATCTTGGATTATTTTATGGTATGGGTAAAACTAAACTCCAGGGCGAACTAGGAGTAACTAAAGAAAAAGCTGTAGAATTATTTAATACTTACCATGCAAGAGTACCGTTTGTTAAACAACTAATGGAGAAAGCATCTAACAGAGCCCAGGACAGAGGACAGATCAGAACTTTACTTGGCAGACTGTGCAGGTTTCATTTATGGGAACCTAATAGTTTTGGAATGCATAAAGCTATGTCTCACGAAGATGCACTCAGGGAACATGGACCAGGGATTAGGCGTGCTTACACATACAAGGCTTTAAATAAATTAATTCAAGGAAGTGCCGCAGATATGACTAAAAAATCTATGCTAGAACTATATAAAGAAGGTATTATACCACACATCCAGATCCATGATGAATTAGATTTGTCTATCGAAAGTGAGGGACAAGCTAAAAAAATCATTGAGATCATGGAACATGCTGTTACATTAGAAGTCCCTAATAAAGTTGACTATGAACATGGCGACAACTGGGGGGAGATAAATGATTAATTATGTACTTAAATGCAAACATACCAATAATAGAATGCTATACTCGTGGCAATTATCTTCGAGATCAAAAAGACTCCCACGATAAATATTTTTCCTGTGTAATTTTTGGTTTCAGTTCCATACCAGGCCAAGTACCTTTATTTCATTACATGATGGAAGATGGTGGGTTGTGGTGGAGAGCACCTATATCGGCGTTTTGTACCAAACCAGGGGTAAAAGAATTACCTTTAAATGAGCTGGTAATGTGGGACAGTTTCAGTTATAATGTCGGCGTTACAACTTTTTATCACTTAAAAGGTTCTAAGATGGAATACATATCTAGACGTAAAGTGAAGAGAGAAGGAACATATTTGTTCACCATTGATTGGTGCGCGGGTGACCATAATGAATTAAACTTCGGTTATGCAGAAAAACCCGACCAACATAAATGCGGCCATGTAATTGAATTAAATGACGGCAATTATGCAATACAGCCAAACAATCGGTTAAGAGCATTCGACCCATCGTTAGCTGCTGATCCATCAAAGACCTTGATTAATAGACTAGTTAATACTAAAACTTGGTCTGTAGAAGATACGTCTAAATGGATTACTGATGAACACGAAGAAGGTAGTTACGATTATCACTACACTAACTTGGAGGAAAAAAATGATAGAAACAATTAAAACGCAAGTTGCAAATATCTGGTCAACGCACAAAGCATATATTATTGGTGCAGTAATTGGATTTGCAATAGCATACTTCGTTCTGTAAATTTGTTAAAAAATGACCGAACGATGGTGTAAAAAATGTAATAAAATGTGCCACTGCACACAAGCAGGCAGTGAGGAAGAATGTACTAACTGTGACTGTGGTAGCAGAGAAGAAGACTCTACTTTTGAAAACAATGGTGGCCTTGTAATAGACGACACTGGAGAATGTGAATCATGCCAATAATGGAGAAGTTTTATGAATTATTATTTTACTGGAACTCTAATTATTTTATTAGTACTGTTGGCCTTGTTTGGAGGCCCTAATATATGAATGACAAAATTATCACGGCACTCCTTGCCGTACTTATTGCACTCGGCGGGTGGACTCTCAGTCGTACTTTCTCCCTCTCCCAAGATATGGTGCTTATCAAAGAAAAAGTCTCACAATTGGAGGAAGCTATTGATAAAGGTCTTAAGAAAAAAAACAAAAAGAAAAAGAAAAAGTCTAACTGAAACTCTGGTTCAATTTTTAATAATTGGCCTGATATTGGCGCTGGTACTTTTAGCTGGATGCAGTAGAAGTACTGTTTGTCCCGACCAGACTAAAATTGAGGTTGGTGTAACGGAAACAGACGCAAAGAACGATAAGTTTCAAGAAAAAAAACTATTGACTCAAACTTTTAAATGGGGGAAAAAGAAGTGTAATGATTGAAAAATTAATGACAATGTTAGTCGGAATTTTACTGGCCTTGGCTGGTTGGAGCCTATCTAGAACCTTTGAGCTCTCAACTATTCAAGCAGTACATGAAGATAAAGTACATACACTTCAACAACAAGTTTTAAAACTAGAAGATCAAGTCGATGGTATGATGGATAAGGATAAAGAAATCATTGAACAACATAAAAAATTATTTGAAGTCTTAGGTTCAAATCAACCTACAACAGGATACAATTACTAGTGGCACTCAAAATTTCAGACGAAGCAAAAGTTCAAATGCCTATGAAGACCGTAGCCAGCCTCATCGCGCTGGTCGCGATCGGGACGTGGGCTTACTTCGGTATCATTGAGACTCAAAACCGACACTCAACAAAACTAGAACTAATGGAGAAGGATCTCGTAGAAAATACAGCCTTCCGTATCGGGTGGCCTCGTGGACTTTTAGGGAGTCTTCCTGCTGATTCCGAACAATTTATGTTGATTGAACATATGAGTGGGCAAGTAGAAAAAATAGAAGTAGCAATGCAGGATATGATGTC